AATATTACCTTTAAGATAGCCCTTGAAACTCTCATTGCTCATTGAACTTTTAATTGCTTCGATGCACTCGACCTCACCGCTGTAGTGAGTCGGGTTGTTCACACTGTCTGCCATATATATTTAAATTCCTCGAATTGCAAATCTACATAAAAAACCTGACCATTGTCCATGAACACCTGAGTTGATTCATAAAACTGAGCAGCCCCTGCTACTTTGGTCAAATCAAGCACACCACGCTCAACAATCTCTACCTCATCAACATCCATCTCAAGACCTAACTTGTGATAGATGGGGTCGACTTGGTCATCTCTAAATATATAGTTTACGTCTATCTTCATTGTGTTTGATATGTTCTCGCTTTGACAATCATTTTATCTATGCCTTTTTGGTGTATTCTTACAGGTGTCAATTCACACCATCTCGCCCCGATGAAACGAGGAGAAAAGCCTTTTTCAATTGCCCATCCTGCCGCTCCATATTCATCGCCCTTCTTATACTCGTCTTTATATGTGGAAGTCCTAATCATTAACACGTCTTTTGTTTCTACATTATTGGCATGATTCATCCTTTCTACTCGGTAGTTCATCTCATAGTCTTCGTGAACGTGACCTTGCCAAATCATGTCAGCACCCTGTATGTATGTGGACATTCGTGAGTGCCCGATAACCCCCTTCGTGACTACACCCCCACCAATTCCGTGCATATACTTAATTCGATATGATACCTTTGAACCGTTTCTGTCAAAGGTGTAAACAATCCAGCCACCATATCCCCCAAGTTGAACGTGAGTTTCATTCTTCATATTTAGCCCACCGACAAATCTGTCAAGGATGGAAATTTCGTTGTGTTTCAATATGGCACTCTCATGATTTCCTACACCGACAACCTTGATGTGTTCAGCATAAGGTGAGAACCATTCAATCGCTTGATTCACTATCTCGTCAAAATAGTGGTCTACTTTGAATTCTGGTCTTAGACTTCCTTTGCTACCTCTAAAATCTCTCCTCCCACCCATGAGGTCGAAGGTATCTCCATTAAGATGTATGTGGCAGTCTTGCTCGACGGCTTCGTCAAGGTGACGTTTAAGGATGTCACGTTGGCAATAGGGAGAATCCCAGTGAATGTCGGAGATAAGAAGTAATTTCTTAGGTGAGAAATCGTGGTTGAATCTGTGTACATTGGTCATAGTATGATAGCCAACAATAGCAAGACGCTACTGAAAGCGGATAGTTTTTGATAGGTAGATTTTGCTCTCTTTTGATGCTGATTGTCATCTATTAAGTCGTTAATTGTTGACTGTTGTTTTGACAATAATACAGAATCATTGTGAGAAAGTTGTTGATACAGTATTAATTTCTCCTGACACTCAATGCATTCAATCAGTCGTTTGTTGATTTCGTGAATCGTACTGTCTGAGAATTGAGAGTAGTTCCTCTGTGGTGTTAGCACTATGTAGGCTATCACTATATACTTGAGTAATGCTGTCAATTTTTTTGTCCACTGCATAGATTTTGTTTATAACTAAAATTCTATCACGTTGGTATGTCGCAGTAGGATTCGAGATATGGGGTGTTGACCTGCAAGTCGATTGCATAACCAGCAACAACGTCAGTCCTTGAATCAGCAAAAGGCTCAGCAGTGCTGTTCGCAATGATTTGAAAGTCTTCATCATTTATGTAGTTTCTTTTTAAAAGAGTGACAAGGTCAAGCAATATCCCAGCAGTATCGGACAGCACCTCGTTCGTGTTGCTGCCAGATTCAAACTGCCTGTCTGCAATGATTAATGTAAACAGGTAAGTGACAAGTTTATTCTCACTATCAAACTGAAATCCGTTTGGAATCAGCCACACCAGAGGATAGTATTTCACCTCTTCAACAGAGAAGTCGAAGTCCTGACCGACCTCAAACTTTCCTACCATTTTGTGAGACTCTGCTTGAGTCCTGAACTTTGCTATGATTTGATTTAGGGTCATACAGTTTTTTAAGTTTGGCTTCGTTTTTTAGCCTCCATTTATTTCTCTTCTGGGAAATCATAATTGAAATAGCAGTCGTCATCTGTGCCTCCTAAGTACATACCTCCCAAGAAGGCAGTATTTGAGGGTTTAATTGCATCGAATCCAGTGCCGTAGTTTAAGTACTTAGGATAGAGTTCAGGGTATTCTTTTAAGAATGAGCGCAATCTATCTGCATAATACTCGGCTTTGTCTCTGTATCTCTTCTCAATCATAGTCAACTCATCCGTTGTGACAGGTGTTGCATTTTCAGAATTTCTGGATGCTACTGTCTTGTTCAAAAACTTAAACGTCAACGGCATCATTGACTCAACAAGTGTGTAGTATTTAAGACAGGGCGCAATGTATGTGTCTAATAGTGTACGATTGTCGGCTGTCAGGGTATCGTTGTAGGCTTGGTCTTGTAGTTCATTATAAACACCAGAGCCTATGATGTCCCTTATATACACTTCCTGTGCTTCTTTGATTGATGCTTTAAGTAGTTTGTCGTCAAGGTTCTCGTTTAGCGGAGTGTTGTCCTTGAGATAATTAACCGATATGTAATAGACGAAATTTGCCATTTATATTTTCTTTCTTACTAAGCGTGAACGCCACTGATGGCGGCAATATGGAACGTGGTCGTTTGTTCCTTTGACTGTCATCCAGCCTCCTCTTCTCCTCCAGACATCATATCCAAGTATTGCAGACATCTGGTCAATCTCTTCTCGTGTATATAGACGATTCAATGAACTCAACCGTACACAGAAGTCTCTTGATGTTGGGATAATTTCAGATCCTGAGATGCCGAATGCTTTGGCATATTCGTAGCGAACCTCCAACTCTGTGGTGATGTTGTTCTCTCTTAACTCATTAGAGCCTCTCTCAGACACTTTCAAAGCATCCCCCTCACTCTCTATCATGTTGTCCTGTGAAAGTCTTTCTACCTCCTTGACAATGTCGTCAGCAGGTGCATTAATGTTTTCAATTAGGTCAGCAATGACCAAGCCCTGAGAACCTTGCAAGAACTGAAGTATCATCAAGCCCAGTGCTGAGGCAAACTCAAAAGTGTGAATCTCAAACGTCTCCTTGCTATCCCCAAATTGCTCAAACACTTTCATGTCTTTGTCATCATTCCAGCCGAAAGGATTCTCTTCTGAGAACTCTGCCGCTGGTTTAGATGGTTGGTCACCCCCTAAAATTGGCGGAAGACCTGCAATGTTTCTGATTTCATTCACAGTCATCTGCTCAATCACCTTGTTAGCAACCAATGGACTCAAGTTGTTTATAGAATCAACTACTGTCTTCTGGTCTCTCTGCTTGGCAAATCCTATTTCTTGACGTGCTTCATCCAGAGACATCAATCCCTTTTGATACAGGTCAGCATAATCCAACCCAATCGGAGGACGATTTGTCGTTTCAAGTCTAACAGGTGCAATGTATTTAAAAACATCTGTCAAGACATCGTCAAGTTCGTCCTGACGTGGTTCAACGTATGAAGTTTGAAATGCCTCAAATGATTCTATCAATTCATTACGTCCTCCAAGTTGTCCCTCTGTTTTGATTCCGAACAACATCGGTGATGTAACCCTGTGACCGCTGAATATCTCCTGCTGTACCTGCTCATTCAACTGCATGAATAACTTATCGAAGTCTGAGGGAGCAAGGTTGTCAACAGTGGACGGTGTCTCGTTAGGGTCATTGAATTGAATGATAACAGACCCAGCATTGTCAGACCCAGTGAAATTCTCTTTGAATCTCTTGATGGTCTTCCGTGCCTCGTCTGGTGTAGGTATGCCCTTAAATAACTGTACTAATGTCTGAGCAGAGAACCCTGTCTTGATTGAGTTCAGATGGAAGTTTGAGATTTCAGTATCAATCTCTATGTACTTCAACGCTCCAACATAGGAGGGCAGAGGATAAATGTCCTGACCTGCTCTGTAGTATTTGTAGTAGAGAACCTGTTTTGATTCTCTGGTTTTAGGATTCCAAGCGTAGTAATGTTCAGGCTTGACTCTTCTATCTGACCAGTCCTCAGCGTATAGGTAGTGACCATCAATAGAACAGCGGACATTTTGGAATGGTAAATGATAGATTTCAGAGATTGCTGTCTTTGCTTTGTTCCAGATAATTTCAATAGCGAAACCATCAAACAACTCAATGTCCTGAGTGATTTTCTTTTTAAGAGCATCAAAGGATTCATATGAGTTAATGTTCTGCATATACTCCTGAGCCTTTGCAATGTCCTCAGTAGATTGACCAATTATCTCAGTCTTGTCACCTGCTAAATAAGCGGCTTTCTGTGTTACAATAGCCGAGTGCTTTGGTGACTTATTGAAGAGGTCTATCAGTGTATTAGGGTAGAGATTATCAGCCCCAAAGGTGATGAACCCCTTTGCCTTGTTCTCCTTGAAAGTAGGCAGAGATGACTCTGCAAAGTTCAGTCTGTATATACTATTTTCCATTCTTTACAAATTGCTTGTAGTGGAATATACTTGCCCATGTAAACAAACAAGCGTATCCAACATTCATTAAAATTTCTGCATTTGGTGGGTAAGTCATATACAATACATTCCATAAACCCATTACTGCGGGTAAAGCCAATCCAACTCTAAGTAATATCTTTTCTGCTAATGGCAGTTTGTCGATTCGTGACACTTGTCTACCAAATACAAAGATGTAAAATAAGGTAGCGTTAACGCATACCAACAAATTGGCTAATTCA